TTAATTTTTGTTAACAAAAATTAAAAAATAATTGAATAATTTTATTTATTTACAAAACGATGAAAAAAAATCTAACAAAATCAAAATAACAAGAAATAAATGGAAGCACCACCTCCACCTCCTCCCACCCCGGAAACCATAAAAATCCGTCATTTGGTGATTTCCGGAGGAGCTGTAAATGGTCTGTTTATGTATGGTTCTCTTCAACAGGCACAACTAAACGGCATATGGAATTGCGCCGACCTAACCTCCATTCATGCAACTTCGGTCGGCACAATGATTGCCCTCATTATTTTACTCCGTTTTGACTGGGAAACAATGGATAAATATTTGATTGAAAGACCCTGGGAAAAGGTGTTTGCCATTAACGGCCAATTACTTTTCGAGTCGTATATGAAAAAAGGATTATTTGATACAGCATTAATAACAGAGATATTCAAACCTTTATTCTTGGCGAAAGATATGAATATTGATATTACTTTTGCCGAACTCTACGCAATAACTAACATAGATTTTCATTGTTATTCTTTTGATTTGAATAATTTTTGCATCACTGACATTTCACACACCACATTCCCAGATTTACCGGTTTTGACTGGAATAACCATGTCGTCGGCATTGCCGGGATTATTTGCACCCGTGTTTTTAACAGAACAAGAAATGGAACGAACTAACAACAACATTATAAATCAAAATAAAAATGGATGTTTCATAGACGGAGGAGTACGTGCAAACTATCCAGTGCAACAATGCATGGATGCTTACCCCGAAACAAAAAACAATCCACAAAGTATTTTGGGAATTACTCTTCGGCAAGCCGAACCTAACAAAAATGGAAATAATGGAAACAATGAAGCCAATGAAAATAAAAATTCATATATTACACCTGAGTCCAATATTCTTGAATATTTCGTAGAATTTGCCAATAAAATCAATCATTGCCTTTCGCAACAACATGAAATAACCAATTTGTTAGGAATACAAGAAATAGAATGTCCTTCTTGTGCGGATATTTTCGATTTAAAAGTATGCCAAGAGGTGATTTCTTCACCAGATATGCGACGCAATTGGATAAATCGAGGAAAACAAATGCTTGTGTGAATTGGTTTTCCTAACAAAATGAAAAAAGAATTTATTTGGTATGAAATTAATTTAAATGAAAAATAGCGGCACTTTCAACCAGCAAACCATTGGCGAAAATACCATAATTTGAATATAAATCATTATTTTCGAGTGCAATATGGTAAATATCAAATTCACCTTTTATATTATAAGCTTGCATGCGTTCATCTATCCATGCAGGAAGGCGATAATTTCCATCTGTAATGTAGATGTCACCTAACATTTCCTTTATTTTTTTCTTTTGCTCTTCGGTCAATGACTTTACTAATATAGAATGTGCTCCGGTTATGATTAAATCAGCTTCTGTGAGTTGCGGAAAAGATTGTTTATTAGCAATATATAATTGGTGCACCCACCCCGTTTATACTGCATTCAGCTCTCACTATCTATCAAAAAAAAAAAAAAAAAAAAATGGGTGGCTCTGCCGTAATAATTGGTCTTTTGTGCGTTCCGCATATATCCCATTGTTTATTTTCAATGATTTTATTTTTACTATGGGTTTATATTCGCCATAATTGTGAATAGTTTTTATCAAGGTTCCAATTTTTAGTTCTTGAATAGGAACATATTCTTCTTGTTGTTTTTCATCGTTAAAAGTGAGTATTTTAGTGTCTTTTTTGAAACATATAACAGGAGCAGGAGCTTCTAAAATAGTTATAGGTACTGCTGGAGTATTATACAATGTAGTTAAAAACCCCTTTGTTAGTACTAAATACCATGTTCCCTGTGGAGGCATTTCTTCTGCCTTTATATTAATTGTTATTGTTTCTGGGTTAGTCCCTGTCCCTATAGTTATGGATGTAATATAGTTAAAAGGTGGTGTCTGATAATTCTCGCTATATTTCAAGTCATAAGTTCCAGGTGAAAAAGTATAAGGACCCGTTGAGGTTGCTGGAAACTGTTTAGCGGTTGCAATCAATGTTCCATCCTGTCCTTCATAAAAATTACCATCTGTGGTATAACTGAATATATTTGCTGACATTTATATTATATTTTTATTTTTGTTAGCTAGTTTCAATTCGTTATAAAATCGTGCACGAACAAATACACCATTGTTTTCGCACATTTTTATAATCTGTTTATAGTTTTCATCATTATTATCATTATTATCATTATTATTACATTTATAGCAACGACAATTCTCCAATGAAGAACAACAACACCCACCATTTACACATTGTTCTTTTATTCCTCCTTTACTATTTTTGTTTGCCGTTTTAATAGCCTCTATTTTGGATATAACATCTTGTTTAACTTTTGCAACCGAGTTATTATACAACATATGTTGATGCGAAAGTGAAATCGTCTTTGAATTATTCATTTCCCATAATTGAAATGTAATAATAAATCCAACAATAAAAAACCACGGCATATTTAATTCTTTTGTTAGATGCAAGGATTTAGTTTTTGTTTTATTTTTTAATTCATAATATTTTTTGAAAAAAATGAATTAAAAAGCATTGCATATATAATATATATATTTAGGGTCAAACGTCAGTAGAGAAAATAATGGCATCCAAGACGACTGCTACCGCAACCGCAACCAATGCAAAGATAAAGGCGACCGCCAAAAAGTCTCAAACTGCATCCGCATCCAAGGCAACAAAGAAAAAGGCAACATCTGATGCAACCAATGCGGATGCGAATGCCAAGATGTCAGCCGAAGACCAGCAACTCGTTCAGCAATACCAGCAAAAGAATGAGTTGGAACACGTGCTGGACCGCCCGGATATGCATATTGGGTCAGTAGAACATGTGCATACCGATGTGTGGTTGTACGATGAGGATGCGTCAAGAATTGTGAAAAAAAATATTGAGTATATCCCCGGATTATTCAAGTTGTTTGATGAGGGTATTATCAATTGTCGCGACCACGTAGTGCGTATGAATTCGCACATTGCGATTAAAAAGGAGAATTGTCTTCCCGTTTCGTGCATCTCGGTAGACATTCAAGAAACAGACGGCACGATTATAATGACAAACGATGGTCGCGGAATAGATGTCGCCATGCATCCAACCATTGGGCTTTGGATACCGGAACTCATTTTTGGCCACCTGCGGTCCTCTACCAACTACGATGACACCGACAAGACGAAAAATGAGGCGGATGCATTGCGGGAAAAGATGAACCAAGAGGGTCCACTCTATGGTCTATGGGGTGGCAAAAATGGCCTGGGAATTAAGCTCGTGTTTATCTGGTCGACATTCGGTTCGGTTGAAACCGTCGACCACGTTCGTGGGCTGAAATACTACCAAGAGTTTCGCAACAACTTGTCGGAAATCGGCAAGCCCACATTGTCCAAATGCACGACAAAAAAGCCATATACCAAGATTACCTTTCGCCCGGATTATGCACGCTTGCAACTGCCGAACTGCCTGACATCAGAGATGATTGCACTTTTGAAAAAACGCGTGTATGATATTTCTGCGGTGACGGACAAGTCGGTCAAGGTGAAAATAAACAATGTGGCGGTTCCGGTCAAGAATTTTTCGCAGTATATCGACCTGTATATCGGCGACAAGGGTGAAAGCACGCGATGCTATGAAATGGCAAAGAATGAACGCTGGGAATACGCAGTCGCCGTTTCCCCCGATGCTGAATTCACACAGATTTCTTTTGTGAATGGTATCTATATGCAAAAGGGCGGTAAGCATGTGGATTATATCATAAATCAAATCACGAGCAAGTTGAAAGATTACATTGAAAAGAAGAAGAAAAAGGCGGTCAAGGCGTCGTCCATCAAGGAACAGCTCATTCTCTTTTTAAGATGCGACATTTTGACACCATCTTTTGACAGCCAAAGCAAGGATTACCTGAATACGCCGGTGTCTAAATTCGGGTCTGCGTGCACGGTTTCAGATGCATTTATTGAAAAGGTGGCCAAAATGGGAGTGATGGACTTGGCGTGTGCGATTTCCGAGGCCAAGGAGAAGAACCTGGAAAAACGCACCGATGGAAGCAAGCGAAAGCGTGTTATGGGCATCCCGAAACTAGACGATGCGAATTGGGCGGGAACCGCGAAATCCGACCAATGCACGCTCATTTTGTGTGAGGGAGACTCAGCCAAGGCGGGAATTATTTCGGGATTGTCGGTGAATGACCGGAATATGTATGGCGTGTTTCCTTTGAAAGGAAAACTGGAAAATATCCGCAAGGCGGGTGTGAAAGTGAAAGAAGAAGGCGAAATTGCGAGTATCAAGAAAATCTTGGGATTGGAGGAACGCAAGGTTTATGCGGACATGAATGACGTGCATAAAAATTTGCGCTATTCCAAGGTGCTGATAATGACGGACCAGGATTTGGACGGCAGTCATATTAAAGGCTTGTGTATCAACCTGTTTCACTTTAAATGGCCTTCTTTGACGAAAATTCCTGGATTTGTGTCGTTTATGAACACACCCATTTTAAAGGCAAGCAAAAAAGGCGGACAAAGTAATAACCAAGAATTGGTGTTTTATAACCAGGGCGAATACAATGACTGGTTAAGACAGCACACAGCCCAGCAGGTAAAGACTTGGGCGATAAAATATTACAAGGGACTTGGAACGAGTGTCGGCAAGGAGTTCAAGCGATACTTCGCTGACCCCAAACTGGTGAATTTGTCGCATTCGGGACAGCCATGCGATGATTATATTGACCTTATGTTTCGCAAAGAACGCGCAGATGACCGAAAGCAGTTGCTGAAAGATTACGACCAGAACAATTATCTCAACACCAGTCTTCGTTCCGTATCTTATACGGATTTCGTGCAAAAGGAGTTGCTGGGATTTTCGTGTGCAGATTGCGTGCGAAGTATTCCCAATGTCATTGATGGTCTCAAACCGAGTTTAAGAAAGGTGCTTTATGCGTGTTTCAAACGAAACTTGAAGGACGAAATTAAAGTGGCTCAACTTGCGGGGTATGTGTCGGAGCATTCGGCATATCATCACGGCGAAGTCAGTTTGACCGGCACCATTATTAATATGGCACAGAACTACGTGGGAAGCAACAATATTAATCTTTTGGTTCCTTCCGGTCAATTTGGAACGCGCTTGAAAGGTGGCAAGGATGCTGCATCACCGAGATATATTTTCACTTATTTGGAGAAAATCACGCGGGCTTTGTTTGTGGAAACAGACAATGCATTGCTGAAATACTTGGAAGATGATGGAATACCCATTGAACCCGAGTTTTACGTCCCAATCATACCGACTGTGCTCGTGAATGGAAGCTCCGGTATTGGCACGGGATACAGCACGGAGATTGCGTGTTATAACCCGATGGAAATCATAGGACATTTGAAGGAGTATTTGCAGTGTCCGGCTGCAACGCGACGGCTGAACGCGGAGAAAGAATGGGTGCCGTATTATCACGGGTTCAAGGGACAGGTGATACAGACCAGTGAAAATCATTTTATGTACAAGGGGGGGTATGCTACGATGCCAAACCAGCAAGACACGGTGCACGTTAGCGAATTACCGATTGAGCGCTGGACAGATGATTACAAGGAATACCTGGAAGAACTGGAAAAGAATGGCACGATAAAGAGCTATACATCGCTGTCGACGGATACGGAGATTTCTTTTGACATTGTCTTTCCGCCGAAAAAAGTCCAGCAACTGGAAGCAGAGGCAGTGCCGGGAAAACCGCATTGCAATAAATTAGAGCAACTTTTGAAACTCTATACGAATGCGACCACAACAAATATGGTGGCGTATAACAAGGACCATCACTTGTGCTATTATACGGTGAATGATATTTTCGCCGAATTCATACCGGTGCGTGCAGAATTGTATGTAAAAAGAAAGGCTGCAATGATTGACACACTTCGGCAACAACTGGTGGTTCTTTCAAATCAGGCCAAGTTTATCCGTGAAATATATGCTGATTTGGTGGATTTGCGAAAGAAAACGCCAAAGCAGGTAATAGATATGCTTACGGAACGCAAGTATGACCGCGTGGATGGCGATTTCAAATATTTAACACGGATGCCAATGGAAAGCGTGACGGAGGAACACGCTGCGGCCATTATGAAGCGGTGCGACGATAAACACCGGGAACTGGAATTAGTTGAACGCACCAGCACGGATGATATGTGGTTGCAAGACTTGGAGCATTTGGAGAAAATGTATGGAGAATATGTTGCGGAACGCAACGCGGCGTCTGCATCCATTGCAGATGGCGATACCACAACCACTACCAAAAAAACAAGAGAAAAAACAAGCGGTGCAAAGAGAGTGATAAAAACGAAAAAATAAAGATAAAAGAAAAGAAAATAAAATGAAAAATCAAAGATAAAACAAAATAAAAACACCAAATAAAACAACACAAATAAAACAACACAAATAACAAAAACAATAACACAAACAAAGATGGAATGGATACAATCTTTTTTAACCGATACACAGGATTACATTGCCGACACAATCGTTTCCATCGTTGAAAAGTCGCGACTTGAATATAAGCCATTAGAAAAAATCGAAATCAATACACCAGATGAAGTGAGCGATACACTTAAAGCACACATTGATAAGAAATTATGTCATTCCTTGGACACAGGTTCATGCACTTTCGCTCACATTCAAAATGGATATTGGACGCTAAAAAAACAAGAGAATTGTTATGCAGTGAAACTTGAAGTTCTTAACGATATTATTGATACTTTTTTTGCAACAATGGAACTAAATTATATTAAATTTTTGACTTACCAGCCGTATTATCCGTGTATTTCTGCAAATCACATTGCAGATATGAATTTCGTGAAATCATTGGTGGTCTGTAAAGTATATGACAGCAGTAAATGCGTGATTTGATTATAAGCCGTTAAAATCCAAACTCATCAATAATCCAATTCGTCATTTCCACGTGGCCATGTTTGACAGCCAAGAAATATGCCACCTTCATTGGAACATCACACAGCAATTTCATTTGATGCATCCATTGCAACACTTCCAAATCACCTTTTGCACAGACCTTTTCAAGAGCATCGCAAGACACGGTATGAATGGGATGAAGATTAAACAACCAATTCATAAAGACAATGTTGCCATTTTCGAACGCGGCATTCATGGCCTCATTGTTATTAAAACCAATGTCAATGTCTGGATGTTGTGCATAAAAATTGATTGCTTCAATCAACCTATCATCCCAGCAAAGGCGAACAAATTTGAAGTTTTGACGCAACATATGAGTTCTGTTTTGATATAGGCTCATCCAGTTGGTCGGGCGACGAGTAAAAACAGAAGCGGTCTTATTAGATAAATTGGAATAAGATGCAGTCGAAGGCGTCAAACGCACCGGCACCGGAGCCAACATTGGAAGGACGTCCAAAGTGGCAGAGGAGGGCATAATGTTCTCCTTATTAATGCATCTCAATAGTGAAGCCATTGTTTAAAAGATGACGAAATGAAGACAAACGTATATAATTATCAATTATTTTGATATGGTTATATGTATAAAAATGAAACACAATTTTCATTTTTATATTTCATCAAAAAATCAAAAAAAATCAAAAAAATCAAAAACAAAAAACAAAATCACACATACACACATTCATTTAACCAATAAAAAATTCATTGGGATTTCGTTTGAAGAATAATTCGTCATTAATGAAGGGGTAGATACAACAACATCGTATTCATATTGTAATCGCTGAATTAAATTATTTATTTTTTCATTTGTTAGCTGGTTAGATGCAGATAAAGAGATGGAATCACGCACAACTATTTCTAAAATAAAAAATTGAGGAAAATAGGCAGTGATGGGATGGTGTGCAAATCCATAAATGCATTCAAATGCATCCCTTAGACTTTTACCCTGTGCTAACAAAAAGACAAATTGTTCTTCAATGTCAATATTTAATTGACGCCGAAATGGCGGCGGACGTAATGGCGGCATGATGATGATAATAATAAATAATAATGATGAATGATGAATGAAAATATAAAAATAAAGAGAAAGGTGCCAAAGCAAAGGTTTGATTACACTTCTTTTTTACATTACGCCTTTATTTTTATATTTTTTGTTTTACCATAATTATTTTACACCTTTGAAACATCTTTTTCGTTTAATCTTACCTAACAAAATTAAAAAAACAACAAAAACAACAAAAACAACAAAAAACAACAAAAACAACAAAAACAACAAAAACAACAAAAAACAACAAAAAAGAATTGTATAAACTAAATAAAAATAATATTTACATATCAATAATTTATAACTAACCTAACAAAAACTCACAATGAATATGAATACCGAACAAAAGTTGAAACTAAATGAAATGATTAACTCCAACAAGGATACATATATCGACCAGACGCCCCTAATTCGCGAACTTAAACATAGTCACATTTTTCGCCGTGAGATTGCTACACTTCAAGGGCTGATGAAAAAGTATCCCGATGAGCCGGAAAATGTCGCCATTGAAGCCATCACTGAATGCTCATTTTTGTGCACTTATTACACGGACATTTACAACAAAATCCGCAAGAATGAGATTGATATGACAATGTTGTTTTCTTTCATTGATATTTTGGAAAAGATAGAGCAGGGAAAACTGGACCAAAATGAAGCATCGGTAGAGGTGGGAACCATTTTGAAAAAGATTTACGTAGATAGTGCCCTGAAAAAGGCGGACAAATTGAATGCAACGACTGCTGCCTCATCTGAGGCAGGAACCGATGCAAAAGACGATGAAACAAAACCAGTTGAGCCATCCAAGAATATTTCTTACAAGGAATACAAGATGCGACGCAACAATATTGAATACAATATGAAATTGAAACAAGAGGGAATTTAATAAATAAAACAATAAACAATTAATTTTATTCCAAACTAACAAATAAAAGCATTCAAAAAACTAAAATTTATCCCAAAACTTTAAACTTGGCAACATACATTCCGAATAAAATGAGAGCCATTCCCACGTAGTCATCAATGGTAGTCGGCAGTTTCAGCCAATACACGTTGGACCAAATCTGGCCTAAAAAGTCAAAGACGTAGGAAGACAGGGAAATCTGTGCGGGGTTCAAAAAGGTGTTGCCCATGCGGTTGGCTGGGATTAAAAACATCCACTCAATGGACGCCCAGAATTCGGAGGTTATGAGTTTTTCTAATATAGATGCATCTTTGGAATCCTCGGTAGTTTGGGTGAAAAGCGCGAAATCCATAGTGACGGCGATGGCTATGTTCAAAAGAAGCCAGATAAATATGGTCCAATAAAAATTCATAGTTAATGTGGATGGATGATGGACGAGTGAATGAATTAAATTGCTAAATAATGTTCTTGGTTCTTGTATTTAGAATATATTTTCTTTTTCTTTTGAAATGCTTCTCCTTTTTTTGGTTTTTTTCTTTTTGCAAATGCTTATGCTTATATTTACTTATTTTCTATAAAAATGAAAAATAAGTATTTACAAAATATAATTAATAACTAATCCTTTAATCTTTTGTTTTTATGTCATCGTTATCATCATTAACCACAGAACAACCAAATATAGCAAACACAGCAAATGCCAAAAATACAGACAAAATAAAACATGGCAATCAAAGCAAAAAACAAAGCCAAAACCAAGACAATCCAAATCAACACATTCACGACTTTTGCATAAGCGATTTCAACATAATAGAACAAGCAAGTAAGGATGAATATGGATTTCTAAATGATGATAGCGAAAGTGATAATTCGGCCAATACGGATGCAATCGTCCCAGTGTTTCACATCCAGATTTTCGCTAAAAACATGAAAGGAGAAGACGCCTCTGTTTTGGTAGATGATTTTGAACCCTTCTTTTACATAAAAGTCCCTGACAACTGGAAGGGAAAGGAAAAGACAAATTTCTTTGCTTATTTGAAATCCAAAATACCTAAATCTCTTGCCAATGGCGTGATGGGTAGTTCTTTAAAACAGCACAAAAAATTGTATGGATACGATAATGGTAAAACATATAATTTTATGATTGTGCGGTTTTCAAACATGACGGCATACAATAAAGCAAAAAATCTCTGGTATGAGTATGCTGCGGTAGATGAAACGAACCCAGATGGAGCCAAAGAACGCAGATTGCGACCGAATGGTTTAATGTACGGAAAGGCGAATTTAATTTTATATGAAGCCAATATTCCACCTGTGTTGCGATACTTGCACATTCGCAACATAAGTCCTTCGGGTTGGATATATGTGGATGTAGGACCGGACAAGGCTATTCAAAATATTCGTGAAAAGGATAAAAAGACGCATTGTATGCATGAATATGTTGCAAAACAGAAACATGTGGTGCCGATTTCTGGAAGGGAACAGCGACCTCCATTTATTAAAAAGAGTTTTGATATTGAGGCGAGTAGCAGTCATGGAGATTTTCCTATTCCCATTAAAAATTATAAAAAGGTTGCGAGCCAAATGCTGGAACTCGTTTTGGAGATTACTAATGTAACTGGACCAACAGACCACAACCAACATCAAAACCAAATCACTGCAACACGTTTGGAAACAATGATACGTGCTGCGTTTGAAACACCCAAGTCAAAAACATGCACCACAAGTTCTATTTCGCAACTTGACATTGTTTTTCCGAAAATAGCACCAACAGAAAAAGAACTTGACCAGTGTATTTCCAAGTGGCTGACGACAACCGTTTCCAAGTATTCTACGAGTGAAAATATTAAAGCACTGAAAAATAATAATGTTATGACGAATATGTTTGGCAAGAATTTTAAACGCAAAGAAGATGCTAAAAATGGAAAAAATAACGTAGACAATAACAATGGTAATGGTGATGATGACGACGACGACAATGATGATGACGCAATAGAGGTTATGGATGCGGATAACAATAGCGGAGATGGCGATGGAGACAATAAAGAAAACGAAATGGAAATAGAGGTGAATGTGTCTGAAAACATTTCACATAACCGAGAGATACATGAAAAGTTGGTTCAATATTCAAAGAAAAACAAGACTATTGTGGATGTTTTGAATGACCCAACCTTTTCAAAAGAAGGAAAGCTGACTGAATTGACACTTTCGCTGGATAATGCCTTTCCTGCACTGAAAGGCGACATTGTGACATTCGTTGGCAGCACATTTTTGCGAGAGGGTGAAAAGGAATGTTATTTAAATCATTGTATCGTTTTGAATACTTGTGAGCGATTACCGACACCAAATTCGCAGGTAGAAGTATATGATACAGAACGTGAAGTATTGCTTGCATGGACGCGCCTGATGCATCGCGAAAATCCCGACATTATTTTGGGATACAATATCTTTGGTTTTGATTACGAGTTTATGTTTCGCCGCGCCCAGGAATGTGGATGCGTTGAAGAGTTTTTGACACTTTCGCGAAACAAGGGTGAATTATGTGCTCAGTGGAATGAGAGAACCCAGAAGCACGATATTGAAAGGAGTTCCATCACCATTTCCACTGGCACCTATGATTTATCCATCATAAAAATCCCAGGGCGACTACAAGTAGATATGTTAAATTACTTTCGTCGAACCATGATTATGTCGTCCTATAAATTGGATAATGTAGCAAGCCAAATTATCGGCGACGAAGTCTTGGGAAAGGAATATGTTGGCAAAGACACAGACATTGTGCGATGTCAAACGAAAAATATGACGGGTATTAGTGTGGGAAATTGGGTGCATTTTATGCTGGAAAATCATTCCACTCAATACTTTAACGGAGGTCAAAAATACTGCATCTGCAATATTAACCGCGAAGAAAAGTGGTTCGAGATTGAAGGATTAAACGAAGAAGAAATGCAGGGACTAACCGCTCAGAAAATAAAATGGGGACTGGCTAAAGACGACGTAAGTCCCAAGGATATTTTTAGGCTGACGCACGAAGGTCCCGCAGAACGCATGATTGTGGCAAAATACTGTATTCAGGATTGTAATCTGGTGCATCATCTGTTTAATAAAGTGGATGTTTTGACTGGATTATCGGAAATGGCGAAGTTGTGTAGTGTGCCGATGAGTTATCTTGTGTTTCGTGGACAGGGTATTAAACTAACGAGTTTCTTGGCGAAAAAATGCCGAGAAAAAAACGTTCTAATGCCTGTTATCAACAAGGGAGACAAGAACGATGCGTATGAGGGTGCGGTGGTATTATTTCCAAAGACGGGAATATATTTGGATGATGGAGCTGCAGTAGGAGATTTCGCATCTCTGTATCCATCTGGAATGCGTTCGGATAACCTGTGTATGAGCACCAAAGTGTGGGCGAAATATTACGATTTGAAGGGAGTATTTTTGCGAGACGAAGGCGAAAAGAATGCCGATGGCGAGTTTATTTACGATAACTTGCCTGGACGCAAATATGTGGATGTTCCTTCCAATACTTATCGCTGGCTAGCCAATCCGGCGAAACCCAAGGCGGCACCTAAAAAGGTGCTTACAGGTATGAAAATTTGCCGTTTTGAACAGACAGAAGAAGGCATCTTGCCGTCGATTTTGAAGGAATTGCTACAAGCCCGAAAGGATACACGAAAGCGAATTCCAACGGAACCAGACCCATTTATGAAGCAAATTCTGGACCAGCGACAATTGGCATACAAGGTGACAGCCAACTCCATTTACGGACAAACTGGGGCGAAAACGAGCACCTTTTATGAACCCGATGTAGCGGCGTCTACCACGGCCATTGGACGCAAATGTTTGACTTTTGCCAAGCGTATCATTGAAGAGTGCTACGGAGACGAGGATATCCTGATGACTACAAAAGAAAACGGCGATGTATGGGTTCGTGCAGAGTATGTTTATGGCGATACGGACTCGGTGTTTTTCAAAATTAATTGTCGTGAGACCAATGCCGAGAAAACACCAATCACAGGTGAGCGAAACATGAAAATTACGATTGAACTTTCGCAGGAGATTTGCAGTATGGTATCCAAGTTTTTGAAACAACCGCACGATTTTGAATATGAAAAGACATTTTGGCCGTTCATTTTGCTTTCAAAGAAGAAATATTCTGGTGAAAAATATGAGACAAACCCGAAAAAACATAAAAGATGTAATATGGGAAATGCTGCGGTGAAACGCGACACGGCACCTATTACGCGCGACTTGCTTGGCCGGGTAACGGATATTTTGATGAAAGATAAAAATATGAGTGCAGCGATAGACGAAGTGAATACATACCTGGAAAGACTGGTTGCAGGGAAAATCCCGATGGACCAGTTCGTGATTACCAAGTCGTTGAATTCCAGTTATAAAAACCCGAAACAAATTGCACACAAGGTTCTGGCTGACCGGATTGCAGAGAGAGAACCTGGAAATAAACCCACATCGGGAGACCGCATTCCTTTTGTATATATTATTAATCCCGAAAAGGTGCGAATATCTAAACTCAAAGGAACAGAAAAGAAAAATGCACCGAAAATTCTTCAAGGCGACTGCATAGAAATACCGAGCTACATTAAAGCGAATGCAGATACGTGTAAGATTGATTACACACATTATATATCCCATCAGTTGATGAATCCGCTATCACAGTTGTTTGCGTTGGCTTTGGAAGACATTTGGAAAATGAAAAAAAAACTGACAGCATTACGTCAGTTTGAAAAGGATTTGGCATTGGTAAAGGATAAATTTATCAATGACCCAAAAAATAAGGATTTAAATCCAGAGGAATTGGATGAGAAGTTGCTGAAAAAGGTGGCGGCATTTCGGGAAAAGAAAACCGCATCGCTTATCTTTGACCCATTTGTCAAAAAATTAAAAAATGAAGCCGATAAGAACCAAGACATTACTAAATTTGGAACTTTTAAGGTTCCAGAACCAGAAGTTGAGACAAGGGTGGAAACAGTAGCAATAGTAGCAGTAAAAGGTACAGAACCAAAGAAAAGAGAGTTAATGAAAGGGAAGCGTTCGAAACCGATAAAAAATCAAAATCAAACTCAACAATCTATGAATAATTTTATAACAAGTGTTTCATCATAATTAATAAATCAATCAATAAACCAATAAACCAATAAATCAATAAATCAATCAATAAACCAATAAACCAAACTAAAAGGATTTCAAAACAGAACGGAGACAAATTAAAGACCGCACTACATCATCTGAAATACATTTGCGATTATATGGATTTTTTAATGCAATTCTTTTTGTTAGGGCATCAATAAGCAAGGAATAAAAGGCTTCCACATGAAAACCATAAATAAATCCATCTTCATCACGGAAGCTGAAAAATGACTCCAAAGGAATAGACGAAATGGGTTTAAAACTCAAAAAATCCATCTGATTATTACAAAGCGAACGTTTTAAGCACGCAGGACCATGCAAACTATTTTGCCTGCGTTGTATCCAACCGCGCACGCGTTTTTGAATAATTATAGCATGTGGCGAAAGGGATAAATAAGAAAAGGTTCGGTATTGTTTATCTTGTTTGTTTCCACCACGCAACAAGCCGTGTTTAGAGATAATTGTGTCATAATCTTTTACCTTTAATTTACTATGCTTATACCAGTTGCTATTTTTGATGTGTTCCTTTTGTTCTTTTTTGGTTTGTTTTTCGGTTTTGTTAGTTGGAGGCTCGGGCAAATCTATAAAATAATCGTGCAATTGAAGAATGAATTTAAAATAGGAGTCATGTAAATACGACTCTCTTAGATAGGCTTTGTTGAAATATAATCGGGACTTACTCATTTTCTTTTATGTTTCTCTTATTTTTATTTTTCTTTTTTGTTTTCCTAACAAAAAAGAAAAATAAAAATAAAAATGATTTAATTTTAATATTTTCTCATTCATAGTTGCATTTGTTTATTTTTCAAACATGATAAAGTTGCACGATTGGATTGAACAAGACAAGTTGGATTGGGATGGGTTATCAGAAAATCCCAATGCCATTTCTCTTTTGGAACAATATCCCGAGAAAATTAATTGGTGGTACTTATCAGGTAATCCCAATGCCATTCCTCTTTTAGAACAACATCCCGAGAAAATTGATTGGTGGTGGTTATCAGGTAATCCAAATGCCATTCCTCTTTTAGAACAACATCCCGAGAAAATTAATTGGTGGTGGTTATCATTCAATCCTAATGCCATTTCTCTTATGGAAAAAAACCCCGATAAAATTGATTGGGTTAATTTATCAAGAAATCCCAATGCCATTTCTCTTATGGAAAAAAACCCCGATAAAATTGATTGAGTTAATTTATCAAGAAATCCCAATGCCATTCCTCTTTTGGAGCAACATCCCGAGAAAATTGATTGGCAGAGGTTATCAGGTAATCCCAATGCCATTCCTCTTTTAGAACAACATCCCGAGAAAATTGATTGGTTCAGCTTATCAAGAAATCCCAATGCCATTCCTCTTTTGGAACAACATCCCGAGAAAATTGATTGGTTCAGCTTATCAAGAAATCCCAATGCCATTCATCTTTTAGAACAACATCCCGAGAAAATTGATTGGTCTTGGTTATTAGGCAATCCCAATGCCATTTCTCTTTTGGAAAAACGCCCCGAGAAAATTGATTGGCTTGCGTTATCAGGCAATCCTAACATTTTCACCTATGATTATGAGGCAATGCGAGATCGATGTCTCATTTTTAAAGAAGACTTGATGAAAAATCGGTTTCATCCGCGCAACCTTGGCAAGTTTCGGGATTGGGGAATAGACGGCTTTGAAGATGAGGATGACACGGACTTTGATTAGTAATGATGAATATAAATAAGTATGTTAGGTATTTTCTTTAAAAATAAAAATGATTTAATTTTAATTTTTTCTCATTCATAGTTGCATTTGTTTATTTTTCAAATATGTTAAAGTTGCACGATTGGATTGAACAAGACAAGTTGGATTGGTCTTGGTTATCATTCAATCCCAATGCCATTCCTCTTTTGGAAAACCAACCCGATAAAATTAATTGGTCTTGGTTATCAGGTAATCCCAATGCCATTTCTCTTTTGGAACAATATCCCGAGAAAATTAATTGGTATTGGTTAACATGCAATCCCAATGCCATTCATCTTTTGGAAAAACACCCCGAAAAAATTTATTGGCGTTGGTCATTAGAAAATCCCAATGCCATTCCTCTTTTAGAACAACATCCCGAGAAAATTGATTG